AGCTGGGACTGAAAGAGATGTCGGACACGATTACTTGGTAAGTTTAGAAGAAAGACTATCTAAATCAGCAAGAGATGTTGTTGAATCTGGTTGGGGTGAGATAGATGACATTATGGACGGGGGTCTTGGTGGTGGTGAACTTGGAGTAATAGTTGCTCCAGCAGGTATTGGTAAGTCTTGGGCTTTACAATGTATTGGAGCTAATGGATTAAAAAAAGGAAAAACAATAGTTCATTATTCGTTAGAGTTAAATGAAAACTATGTTGGATTAAGATATGATTCTATTTTTAGTGGTGTCACTACAGCAAATATAAAATATTATAAAGATGAAGTAACAAATAAAATATCAAAGTTACCTGGTAAATTATTAATTAAATACTTTCCAACAAAGGCAGCATCGGTTCAAACGTTAGCTTCTCATTTAAAACAAATAGAGATAAGTGGAGTGAACATAGATATGGTAGTTGTTGATTATGCTGACATATTAATGCCTACAGGAAACTTTAAAGAAAAGAGACATGCAATAGGAAATATTTATGAAGATTTAAGGGGATTAGCTGGTGAGTTAGAAGTTCCAATATGGACAGCATCACAAGCAAACCGTTCAGCTCTCGAAGAAGATGTGATTGGAGCTGATAAAGTTGCTGAAGATTATTCAAAGGTAATGACAGCAGACTTTGTAATGAGCATGTCGAGAAAAGTAGAAGATAAGATAGCAAACACAGGTAGATTTCACGTGATTAAAAATAGATTTGGAATCGATGGTGTTACTTATCCTTCAACAATAAACACAAATATCGGACAAGTTCAGATATTTGAAGGTAGTAGTCAGTTTGGTAAAGAGGCACAAGGTAAGATGAACAATAGTGAAGAGTTTATTAGAAAAGAGTTAGCAAACAAATATAAAGATATGGAAAAAAATGTTGATGGATTTGAATAAATCTTAAATTAAGTTTTATATATATTATATTTATGTTTGTTACGGGAATAAGATTACAAAGGAGTTTAGTTAATGGAAAAATTTAAGTTATCCGAAAAGTTTATAGACAAGTACAAAAGAAAAAGACCACCTTTTGGTTTTAATGGATTAGGGGAATTAGTTTATATGAGAACGTATTCTCGTATTAAAGAAGATGGTAAAAATGAAAGATGGTGGGAAACAGTTCAACGAGTCGTAGAGGGTACTTACTCTATGCAAAAAAATCACATTGAATCACATCAATTAGGTTGGAATCCTTGGCAAGGTCAAAAGTCAGCTCAAGAAATGTATGAACGAATTTTTAATATGAAATTCTTACCACCTGGTCGTGGTCTATGGGCTATGGGAACACCAATCACAGAAGAAAAAGGTTTATACGCAGCACTAAACAATTGTGCATTCGTATCTACAAAAACACTAAAAGAAGATTATGCTAAACCATTTTGTTTTTTGATGGATGCATCTATGTTAGGTGTTGGAGTTGGATTTGATACTAAAGGAGCGGGGGAAATAGTTGTAAAAGGTATTAATAGAGATAGAAACGAAGAGATTTTTATGATACCTGATACTCGTGAAGGTTGGGTAGAATCACTTAGACTATTATTAGAAAGTTATTTTCATGGAACATCAGCTATAGATTTTGATTATAGTAAAATCAGATTAGCAGGAGAACCAATCAAAGGTTTTGGTGGTGTTTCAAGTGGTCCTGAACCATTGAAAGAAGTTCACGAAGATATCAGAAAAGTATTAGAAGAAAATGAAGGTAACCCAATCACAATCACAACCATCGTAGATATTATGAATCTAATTGGTAAGTGTGTTGTGGCAGGTAATGTTAGAAGAACTGCAGAGATTGTTTTTGGTGACCCTGATTCAGAAGAATACTTAGATTTAAAAAATTATAAAGTTAATCCACATCGTGACCAATATGGTTGGACATCAAACAATTCAGTATTTGCTGAACTTGGTATGGACTATACAGATATTTGTAAAAGAATTGAAGACAATGGTGAACCAGGTTTAGCTTGGTTAGAAAATATGAGACACTACTCAAGAATGAAAAATGGTGGTGATAATAAAGACCATAGAGTAGCTGGTGGTAACCCTTGTCTTGAACAATCACTTGAATCATATGAGTTATGTTGTTTAGTAGAAACATTTCCAAACAATCACGACTCATTAGAGGATTATCAGAGAACACTTAAATATGCTTATTTGTACGCCAAGACTGTAACGTTAGGTAGAACACATTGGTCAGATACTAATAGAGTTATGTTGAGGAATCGTAGAATAGGTTGTAGTGTAAGTGGTGTTGCTCAGTTCATAACAAACCGTGGGTTAGATGAGTTACAAAATTGGTTAGAAAATGGATATGATACAATACAAGATTGGGATAAACAATATAGTGATTGGTTTGCTGTACCAAAATCAATAAAAACAACTTCAGTAAAACCAAGTGGTACAGTTTCATTATTAGCTGGTGCCACTCCAGGTTTACATTATCCTGAAAGTAGATTTTATATTAGAAGAGTAAGACTTTCAAATCATTCAGAACTATTAGAACCATTGAAAAAGGCAGGTTATAAAATAGAACCAGCGTTTGGTTCAGAAGATTCAACAATGGTAGTAGAGGTGCCTGTAGATGTAGGAGAGGGTATAAGAACTGCAGCTGAACTATCTATATGGGAACAATTTAGTTTAGCTGCTTTTCTTCAAAGACATTGGGCAGACAATCAAGTCAGTTGTACGGCAACATTTAATCCTGAAACAGAAGCTGAGCAGTTACCATATGTATTGAATTACTTTCAGTATAGATTAAAAGGTATCTCATTATTACCACGTCACGACTATGGTGCATATAAACAAATGCCATACGAATCAATTAATGAAAAAGAATATAATAAACAGGTTAAGAAACTCGGTAAACTTTCATTTGGTGTTATTAAAAACGAAGAAGCAGAAATAGATAAGTTTTGTAATAATGATTCTTGTGAAATTCCTGGAGAAAAAATAAAAAGTACTTGACCTATATGCGATTTTATTCGTATATTTAGACATAATAAATTGGGAAATTATATAAAAGTTGTATCAAAACATTTATTACGATAGAAAAACAAATACGATGCATGTTTGGGACGATAAATTCGGTCATCAAACATTTCGTTATAAGAAATATGCTTATGTAAAAAACAGAACTGGTACATATACATCTTTATATGGTGACAAACTAAAAAGAGTTTCAGATTGGGACCCAGAACAACCAGAGTTATTTGAATCAGACGTGAACCCAGAGATACGTGTATTAGTTGATAATTATACAGATTCAGATGAAGTATCAGAAGGTCATCGTACAATGATATTTGATATCGAGGTAGAAGTTACAGATGGATTTCCAGATACTTCTCGTGCTTCGAATAAGATAACTGCAATAGGTTTTAATGATTGTATACTAAACAAATATTTTTGTTATGTACTTGATGAAGAAGGTAAATTAGATAGTAAGTTTGATGATGATGTTATAGTAGAATCATTTACAGATGAATATGATTTATTAAATCAATTCTTTATAAAATACAGAGAAATACAACCAACTATATTAACTGGTTGGAACATAGAATTTTTTGATGTTACATATCTTTATAATAGAGCTGTTCAAGTTGTTGGTAAAGATGTTGCAAACTTACTATCACCAGTAGGTATAGTTCAATGGAGTGAGTTCATTAAGAAATATAAGATAGCTGGTGTTAGTGTATTAGATTATCTTGGTTTATATAAAAGATTTACATTTAGTGAACAACCTTCATACAGATTAGATGCAATAGGTGAGTATGAAGTGGGTGAAAAGAAAGTAGCATATGACGGTACTCTAAATGATTTATATGAAAATGATTTAGAGAAATTTATTGAATATAATATTCAAGACGTTAGACTAATTCAAAAACTTGATGATAAATTAGATTTTATTGGTATTGCACGAGGTCTAGCACATCTCGGTCACGTGCCTTATGAAAACGTATTTATGTCATCACGATATTTAGAAGGTGCTATTTTAGTTTATTTAAAAAAGAATAATATTGTTGCACCCAACAAACCTAAGAAGTTTGACCGTTCTAAATTAGAGAAATTTGTAGGTGCTTATGTTCAAGAACCACAACGTGGTAAACACGAATGGGTATACGATTTAGATATTACAAGTATGTATCCTTCTTGTATTATGTCATTAAACATATCACCAGAAACTAAGTTAGGTAAAATAGAAGGTTGGAATCCAGAAGAATTTTTACAAAAAGATAATAAAAAAACGTATTCAATAACACATAATTCAAAAGTATTAGGTAGATATACTGAATCTGAATTAAAAAATATGTTAGATAATGAAAAAGTTGGTGTTGCAACAAACGGTGTAATGTATCGTTCAGACAAAACTGGATTACTTCCAGCTTTATTAAGAAAATGGTTTGATGAGAGAGTTGAATATCGTAAGTTATCTAAAAAGTTTCACGAAGAAGGAAATAAAGAACAATCAGATTATTTTGACAGACGACAATATCTACAAAAAGTATTATTAAATAGTTTATATGGTGTACTTGGACTTCCCGTGTTTAGGTTCTATGATTTAGATAATGCAGAAGCTGTAACTTATAGTGGTCAGTCTTTGATTAAGTTTACAAAAAAGATATCTAACGCATACTATAATAAAGAACTCGGTGATACTAAAGACTATTGTATTTATATTGATACTGATTCAGTTTTTTATTCTGCAACACCTCTCGTGAAGAAAAGATTTCCAGAGTTAGATATAAAAAACGAAGATAAAATGTCAAAGGCTATTCTTGAGATTGCAAGTGAGGTACAATCATATTTAAATCAAGGTTATGACTATTTTGCAAAGAAGTTTTGTAATTTAGATAAACATCGTTTTGATATTAAACAAGAGGTTATTGCAAAAGGTGGTTTGTTTGTTACTAAGAAAAGATATGGTCTAAAAATTATTAATGACAACGGTAAGAAAGTTAACAAGATGATGGTCAAAGGTTTAGATACAGTTCGTAGTAGTTTTCCAACAGCAATGAGAACTATGTTATCTAAATTATTAGAAGATATTTTGATGGATGTACCTAAACAAGAATTAGATAAATTTATTATTAATTTTAAAAACAGTATGAAACTTATGGAGTTTGATAAAATAGCAATACCAACAAGTGTAAAAAATATTAGTAAGTATTATAATAAAGATGGTCAAATGTTTAATTCTTATAAAACTGGTACACCAGTACACGTTAAGAGTTCAATATTTTACAACGAGTTTTTAAAGTATAAAAATATATCAAATAGATATAACCCTATATCAAATGGTGAGAAAATAAAATGGGTATATCTAAAACAAAATCCATTAGGTTTAAATACAATGGCTTATAAAGGTCACGAAGACCCTATTGAATTATTAAATTTTATTCGACAATATATAAATCACGATAAATTATATAAACAAGCTTTACACAAAAAGATTATGATGTTATATGAGAGTATGAATTGGGACGAACCAACAGACGCTAGTAAAACAATAGAAAGATTTTTTTGATTTTGAGAAAACAAACTAATATATATGTATATATGGTTATAAATATTAACAGGAGATGTTATGATAAGTAAACAAAAACTGGTCCGTTTTATTAATAAATATTATTTAAACGGTACAGTAGGTTCTGCTGTATTCAACAGTAAAACAAACAGTCAACAACTAAGTACACGATTTGTATCTGGAGATAAGAGTCTTCTTGGTGAAGTTCATATGGACAAATGGGGATATGAAGATGCTGATATAGGTGTGTATGATACTGAACAATTATTAAAATTGTTATCAGTATTAGATGATAATATTGAATTTTCAATAAACAAAACAGGTGATACTGCGTTCTCAATAGGTTTGAATGATGCATTCTCTACAATCACTTATATGTTAAGTGATACATCTATTATCAATGAACCACCACAGATGAAGATGATTCCAGAGTTTGAATTATCATTAAATGTTACACCACAATTTATTAGTAAATTTATTTCTGGTAAATCAGCGTTGAGTGAAACTGATACATTTACAGTAATTACAGATGAAACAAGTAGTAAAACTAAATTAGTTATTGGTTATTCTGCTGTGAATACAAACAGAGTCACGATTCCAGTTACTTCATCTGAATTTTCAAATATTGATAATATTTCATTCAATGCAAACTTATTTAAAGAAGTATTGATTGCAAATAAAGATTGTGAAAGTGCAGTGTTACAAGTATCAAGTGAAGGCTTGGCTAAGATTAGTTTTAAGATAGATGACTTCACATCTACATATTATTTAGTAGCAGTGAGTGAAGTAGACTAATGTCAAATACTTTATGGACAGAAAAGTATAGACCGTCAGGTGTAGATACATATTTAGGTAATGAACACTTACTTGAAAAAGTGTCAATGTATCTTGAGAGTGGTGACTTACCACATCTTTTACTATATGGTAAAGCAGGTACAGGTAAAACCACTCTCGCTAAGATTCTCGTAAAAAATATTGAATGTGATTATCTATACATAAATGCTTCAGATGAAAATAATGTAGATACTGTCAGAACTAAAGTAAAACAATTTGCTTCAACTATTGGTTTTAAAGATTTTAAAATAATCATCTTAGATGAGTGTGATTATATTACACCAAACGCACAAGCAGCTCTTCGTAATCTAATGGAAACGTTCTCAAAACATTGTCGATTTATATTGACTTGTAATTATGTTGAAAGAATTATTGACCCAATACAATCAAGATGTCAATCATTTCAGATAATTCCACCATCTAAAGTTCAAGTGGCTAAACATCTTCATAATATTTTAGTGAAAGAAAACATAATAGGTTCACCAGAAGATATTAAAGTTTTGGTTGAAAGTACGTATCCTGATATTCGTAGAGTTATCAATTCAGCTCAACGAAATGTGGTCAAGGGTAGACTTAAATTAGATACATCAAGTATTATACAGAATGATTATAAATTAAAATTATTAAAGATTTTAGAAACACAAAATAAAAAGAACGCATTCAAAGAAATACGACAGTTATTGGCAGATAATAAGATTACAGATTTTGCTGATTTGTTTAGATTATTATATGATGAAGTTGATGAGTGGGGTAAAGGTCACGTTGCGGAATGTATCTTGATTATAGCAAGATATGAATTATCAGATAGTCAAGTTGTTGATAAAGAAATCAACGCGATGGCAATGTTAATAGAATTATTAGGAGTTATTAAATGAGTATGCATCCGAAAGGTCAAATCAGAAAACAAAAGCAACAAGTACAAGTTGATTTAAAACAAGCAGATACTATTAAATGTAGTGATTGTGGTAACTATTTATTTATAACGTCATTCATCTTAAAAAGATTATCAGCCTTAGTATCACCAAATGGACAAGAAGCCTTGATACCAGTTCAAGTATACTCGTGTGGTAATTGTGGTAAAGTTGCTGATGGAATGTTGGAAGGTAGTGGAGTAGAAGAAGAAAGTAGTTTTCCACGTTTAGACATATGAGAGAACGAATAATTCTTTGGTTCTTCCATAACATTGGATTACGTTTATTTGGTATGTGGTATGGTAGACATCTTATAAAAATAAGAAACAAAGGTGAATTTGGTAGACAACATCACCATGGATAAAAAATATTCAGAAGCAGGAAAGGGAGACTCAAGTCGAGTTTCTAATCTAAAAAAATATGAAGAAAACTGGAAAAAAATCTTTAGTAAAAAAGAAAAGTCTGTTCGACCACATCAAACAGATAACAAACGTTCAAAACCCTAATTATTGGGAAGAGATATCAGACGAAGATAAAAAATCTTGGTCTAATTATATGACTCACAGATTCTTATCTATGAAAATAGAATGGGTTGAGTTAGTAAATGAATTACAAAAGTATAATTTAAAACCAAAAGAATTATACAAATTATACACAAATGTTTTACCAAAAGGTAAACAGTGGTTAAAATACACAAAAGGGAGAAATCAAATGGCACATCCAAATTGGTTAATCAATGTAGTAGCAAATCATAACGAAGTAAGTCAGAAAGAAGCATATGATATGGTTGAAATGTATATGCTTACAGAAGGCGGAATGTTAGAGTTAGGTGAGTTATGTAAAAAATGGGGTGTTGAACCCAAAAAAATAGAGAAAGCTGGTCTTAATGTTTTGGGTAGTATAGGTATGTATCAAGCTGGAAACACAAAATAACGCTTGACTTATATATGAATTTATTCGTATATTTAAGTATGTAAATTAGGAGAAATATATGGCAAAGGTTATAAAAGAATCTAACGTTATGGAAGAATATGTTACAGATATTGATGAACAAGCTCACGCACAAGGTCGTAAAAGTAGTTATGACGTTATAGAACAAATGGAAAAAGAGTGGCCTGAAATGACCAAAGAGTTTAAGAAGATTCAACGAGAACAATATGAATTATTCTTACATAAGCAACACGATTACGGTCCAGGTAATATTAGTGTTGGAACTCAGTTACAAACACCAGAAGAAATAAAGTTATCACTTACAGGTTTGTGGTTTCGTATGAATGATAAACTACAACGAGTAAAAACTTTGTTAATGACAGGTCGTGACTCTGCAGTTAAAGATGAACCATTAGAAGATGCTTATCTTGATGTTTCAAACTATGGGATTATGGCAACAATCGTTAGTCGTGATAAGTGGGGTAAATGAAAAAAATAAGTTATAGTCAATATAATCAATGGGCTACTTGTCCTTGGAAATGGAAACTAAATTATATTGATAATCTAAGACAGTTTACAGATAGTATTCATACTTTGTTTGGTACCTCTATGCATGAAGTATTACAAACATATCTTACAGTAATGTATAACGATACTATAAAAATGGCTGATGCTCTCCCTTTAGATGAAATGTTGTTACATAGAATGAAAAAAAACTATACTACTATTATGGAAAAGAATGGTGGTGAAGTATTTTGTGAACAAGAAGATATGCAAGAATTTTATAATCACGGATTACTGATATTAGAATGGTTTAAGAAAAAACGTAATATGTATTTCAGTAAAAAAAGTTATGAGTTAGTAGGTATTGAAGTGCCTATTAATTATGATTTACCAAATAAGATAAAATTCATTGGGTATGTAGATGTAATCTTACACGATACAAATAGAAATAGATATAAAATTATAGATATCAAAACATCTACAATGGGTTGGAACAAATATCAAAAGGCTGATAAAAACAAAACAAATCAATTATTATTATACAAACAATTTTACAGTGCTCAACACGATATACCAATAGATACTATTGATGTTGAATATTTTATTGTAAAACGTAAACTATATGAAAAATTAGATTTCCCTCAACGTAGAGTACAGACATTTTCACCTGCAAGCGGTAAACCAAGTATTAATAAATTGATGAATAATTTAAATCAATTTCTTGATGAATCTTTTGTTGATGGAGAATATAACTTAGAACATAATTATATAAAACAACCATCTAAAAAGAACTGCAAGTACTGTGAATTTAATCAAACAGAACATTGTGACGCAGGAGTAAAATAATGACAACTAAATTAAGTCTCAGATTAAAACTAACTGATTTTATTAATACTGAAATGGAATCAGAGATTATGGAAAAAATTAATCATAGTCATAATAAGTTACGTATAGCAGTTATGTTACATTTGTGGTTTGATGAAGGTGAAATAAACAATAAAGACTTAAAAGAATTTTTGATGAGATGGGAAGATAAGTTATCGTTTAAAACTGTTGTTAAACAAGGTTCTGAAATTAAATCAAATGATTTCATATGGTTCGATATAATACCATCAGGAGCATCTTATAATCCTAATAAAAGATTTCAATTTACATATAGTAATAAAGAACAGATATTACACGGGTTAACTGATTTTTATAATGTTGCTAAATTCACCACATCAGAAAAACCAACGAAGAAACAAAAAAGAAATGACTACGAGGATTAAAGTAGGTATAGTTGGTAGTAGAGTTTATACCAATAAGAAAAGAATAAAAGATTTAATATTTGAAATAAAAGAAAAACACGGTAGTGATGTAGAGATAGTTAGTGGTGGACAAAAAGATGGTGCTGATGGATATGCTAAAAAGTTTGCATTAGAACTTGGAATGAATTATGTAGAATTTCCACCATCACATTATAGTTGGAATATGCATTGTAAACTACCAGCTACAAAATATAATAAACCATATTATGTTTCAAATTACTTCAAAAGAAATAAACAGATTGCAGAGTATAGTGATATAGTTATAGCTTTTATCCCAGACGGAGTTGAATCAAGAGGTACAATGAGTACAATAAAATATGCAATTAAGGAAAAAAAATTAACTAAAATATTGAGTTAATATATATTTATATATGTATATATTAAGAGGTTTTTATGGATTACAAATTAACGTCAGTTAAAATACTGAGAGAGTTATATAAAAAATTTAAATTAAATACATTAGACGATGAATTTACTTTACAAAAATTAGTAAATCGTTCAATGGATTTATATTTAATGGACAGTAAGTTTAAAAAAAGTATAAATGAACATCACAATTTAAAACCAAGCGGGAGTAGATTATGAATTTAAGAGATGATTTATTAGAAGCTAGTAAAAAAAACTTTGAAGCACAGATAGAAAAACATAGAATCAATATTGAAAATATGTTAAATAATTCTGTTGGAGTAGGAGAACATCCTGATTTAATGGAGACTATTGAGGGTGAGTTGGAAAAGATGTCAGGTTTTCACGACAAGTTAGAAATGTTAGATTATTTTGATATATCTTTAAATGATAAAAAAATACTAAACGATTAGAGGTTATATGGCTAAAAAGAAGATTCTACTATTATCAGATGATTTAAGAATGACATCTGGTATAGGTACAATGTCTAAAGAATTTGTCCTAGGTACTATGGATGCTTTTGATTGGGCTCAAGTAGGTGGAGCTATCAAACATCCAGAAGAAGGTAAAGTCGTTAATATGGATGAATCAGTTAGAACAGAGACAGGTGTTGAAGATGCTAAATTAACAATATATCCTGTAAACGGATACGGTAACTCAGAATTACTTAGAAGTGTTATTAATATTGAAAAACCAGATGCAATACTACACTATACAGACCCAAGATTTTGGGGTTGGTTGTATGAAATGGAACACGAGGTACGACAAGAGATGCCTATTTTTTATTATAACATATGGGACGATTGGCCTGCTCCTCAATACAATGAAAATTTCTATGAGTGTTCTGATTTAATTATGAATATATCAAAGCAAACATATGCTATTGTGAATGAAGTTGCAAAGAATAAACCAAGAACAGATTGGGATTGTACTTATCTACCTCACGGTGTCAGTAAAAGTTTTTATCCAATATCAGTATTTGATGATGAATATAAAAAAGTAGATGCAATGAAAAAACAATTAACTGATGATGATGTTGAATTTGTATTATTTTATAATAATAGAAATATCCGTAGAAAAATGACTGGTGATGTTATCTTAGCATTTAAAACTTTTTGTGATACATTATCAAAAGAAGAAGCTAACAAATGTGCTTTATTATTACATACACAACCAGTTGATGATAACGGTACACACTTACCTAATGTAGTCAAAGCTATATGTCCAGAGTATAAAGTATATTTTAGTGATAGAAAATTAGATATACCACAACTTAATCATCTTTACAATATTGCAGATGTTACAATCAATATAGCAAGCAATGAGGGATTTGGGTTAGGGACTTGTGAATCTCTAATGGCAGGAACACCAATCATTGTAAACGTTACAGGTGGATTGCAAGACCAATGTGGATTTGAACTTAAAAGAAATTATGCTCCAGATGGTTCAGGTTATTCAAGTGGGTACTTAACACCTAATGATTATAAAGAGATAAAATCACTTCACGATGATAGAAAATGGAAAGACAATTCTGATTTGACTTGGGGTGATTGGGTAAAACCTGTTTGGCCTGCTACACGTTCATTACAGGGTTCAGTACCAACACCATACATATTTGATGATAGATGTAGATTTGATGATGCAGCTGATATGATTAAAGAGTGGTATGATATGGGAAAAGATAAAAGAGAAGAATGTGGTCAAAAAGGTCGTGAATTTGTTTTAAGTGATAATTCAATGATGACAAGTAAACATATGTGTCAAAATTTTATAGACCATATGAATACAGCATTTGATAATTGGAAACCAAGAAAACGTTACAGTATTTTTAAAGCGTAGGAGTTATAATGAATAAACCAGTATGTTTAGTTACTGCACCTGTTGCAACAAGAAGTGGGTACGGAGCACATAGTAGAGATATAGTCAGAGCATTAGTTAAGTTAGATAAATATGATGTAAAAATATGGAATGTCAGATGGGGTAATTGTTCAATGAATGCATTAAACAAAGATGACCCTAATGATAAATTAATTCTCGATAGAATGTTACAACAACCAAAGTTAGATGTACAACCAGAACTTCATATTCATATAGTTATACCAAATGAATTTCAAACATTTGGTAAATACAATATCGGTATTACAGCAGGATTAGAAAAAACAGCATGTCCACCTGAATGGGTTCAAGGTATGAATAAAATGGATATGAATATAGTACCTTCAACGTTTGTGAAAGATGTAATGAATAATGTTACATTTAATATAAACGACAAACAAACTAATCAACCAAGTGGTCAATTAAAGGTAGAGAAACCAATTGAAGTTTTATTTGAAGGTGTTGATACTAACATATTTAAAAAGACTAATGAATTTTCAAAAGAATTTGTTGATGAAATGAAAAATGTAAAAGAGTCGTTTAATTTTTTATACGTAGGTCATTGGTTACAAGGTCGTTTAGGTCACGATAGAAAAGATACTGGTATGTTAGTGAAAGTATTTCTTGAAACATTCAAAGATATGAAAATTAAACCAGGTTTGATAATGAAATCAAGTGGTGCTACTTTTTCTTTGTTAGACAGAGAAGATTTGTTAAATAGAATTAAAAGTATTAAAGATTCAATAAAGGGTGACTTACCAAATATTTATTTATTACACGGCGACTTTACTGATAACGAAATGAATGAACTATACAATCATCCTAAAGTAAAAGCTCACGTTAATATAACACACGGTGAAGGATTTGGAAGACCTCTACTTGAATCAACTATATCTCAGAAACCAGTGATGGCTTCAAACTGGAGTGGTCACGTAGATTTTCTACCTAAATCATTGGCTGTAATGTTAGGTGGTGGTTTAGAAGATGTGCCAAAAGATTCTTTTCCTGATAACATGCATGTAGATGGTTCAAAATGGTTTACTGTTAATTATCAAGAAGCTTCAATGAGAATGAAAGACATTTACAAAAGTTATAAAAAATATACATTGAATGCTAAAAAACTTGGTACAATAAATAAATCTAAATTTTCTTTAGATGCAATGACACGAGAATTAGGTAAGATATTGGATAAATATGTCCCTGAATTTCCTAAAGAAGTTGAACTAAAACTACCAAAACTTAAAAAAGTAAATTCACCTACGAGTGAGTTACCTAAATTAAAATTACCTAAATTAAAGAAAGTTTAATATGGAAAGAGTAGTAGATTGTCCAGTATGTTATAATACAGATAAATGTTTTGAAGATTTACAAAAAGACTATAATGCTTATTTGTGTTTTAATTGTGGTTATATGAGTGATTCAAGATATGAATTTAATAGTCTTCAACTACTTGACAACTTAAAAAAATCACCAAAGTTAGTTAGCTCCTTACAATTTATTGATAAAAAAAGAAACATTGTATGGTTTCCAAGTATTATTAATATGGGAGAAAAAGGTATGATATACCCAGAAGGACAAGCTAAGTCTTGGGATTGGAAATATGCTAAAGTTATTGATATCCCAGAGAATGAACGTGAGAAGTATCAAGGTCATAATAAAAGACTTGATTTAGAAGGAGCAAAAACATTCCCAGCAATAGGAGGTTTTCTCGAAGCTTGTAAAGAAATGGGAATCACAAAGGACCTTAGTCAATAATGCCTAAACAAGTATACACTTGGGGTAAAGTACAAGCTGGTGATATTATATCATTTAGATATAAAGGTAAGCAATTAACACCCACATTAACTACTATTCTTGTTTTGAATCCTCGAATACCTTATACACGTAAAGATAAAACTAAAGTATA